TTTCACCTACTAATATGTGATCTAAAAAGTCTAAGTGTCTTAATACAATATCATAATTGATTACAGACGTTGAAGAAAAATCATACAAGTCATTTAATCTTAATTGATATCTTACATCAAATAGGTTTAGATTACCTTTATCCGAAAAAGGAAAAATATTAATTACAGAAATAATACTTGAAGGCACTACAAGATAATTATTATCTTCATACCAAGTTGTAGATACAGAACTTTGAGTTGCTGTTTCACTTGAAGGATTAGTAGCCGAAAGTCTTGTTTTATCAGCAGCAGTTAACTTGTACTTTAAATATGTTCTTTTAATACCATCGTAGTGATATTGTTGAAAAAACTGTACTGCTTCATCTATTCTGTCTTCTAATTGGTCGTCATCTACGTTAATTTCAATGACTGGCTTACCTAATGCTCTTAAAGCATATTGTTTTAGTGATTCTCTTGTAGCTGGTTCTGCCATAGTATTCCTTTATAATTCTATGTATATTTATAATAGTTAACAACTAAATAATGCTATGAAAGTGTTTTTAAATGGGTTACAAAGAACAGGCACCAACTACGTCTTAAAATTGTTTAGACAAAACTTACCTAACGTAGAATTTAAAGACGACACTCATCATCCTTATTATCATAAACATAATTTATATAATTTTAAAAATCCTTTTACAGACAAATATCCAGATAAAATACTCACCATTATAAAACACCCTTATAGTTGGGTAGAAAGTATTTGTTTTCGTAATTGTGTAGATATTAAAAGATGGTTTCCTAATTATTACCTACATAATACACAAGATTACTGTGGTCCATTTCAGATCAATTTAAAAAATCTATGTAAATTATACTATGACTTTTATGATACATGGTTAAAAACACAACAAATTACTTTAATACAATATGAAAGAACATTAACTCAAAAAGATATACAAAGAGAAATATTTAAACTCTTTAACATTAAACCTAAACAAATAACATTACCTAAGACAATACCTCAATCCGATGACTTTGTGTATGAAAGAAAAGAAATCTACCGTAACTATAGAACACAACATCTAAATGATTCTCAAAAACAAATTATTAAAGAGTGTTTATCAAAAGATTTTCTTAATCGTATTAAATATAGATTATCTTAATCTTTCTTTTAACCAATCCTCTATATTAATAGTAGGATTATAACCTAATATAGTTTTTGCTTTATCTATATTTGCAAGTGTTGCTCTTGCCTCACCTTTTCTAGGCGGTATGTATGTAGTAGTATGATTATACATTTTTGCTAATTCATTAATAGAATAATTTTGCCCTCTACCAATATTAAATACAGTACCAAAATATTTTTTGTCAATTTCTTTAGTTGCAGCCAATATATTTGCTTGAACAGCATCTTCTACGTTTGTAAAATCTCTAGTTTGTTCTCCATCACCTACGATTGTAAGAGGTTCATTATTTCTCATTTGTCTTTCAAAGATACCGACAACGGTACTATATTGCCCTTTCATAGGTTGTTTATCACCATAAATATTAAAATATCTAAACACAATTGTTTCTAAATCAAATAAATTACTATACATTTTACAAAGTTTTTCACCAGTAACTTTTCCTACAGAATAAGGATTTAAACAATCATCAGGTTGATCTTCTACATTCGGTGTAGAATTTAATCCATAACCTGATGATGTAGATGAATAAACAACTCGTTTAACACCCATTTCTCTTGCGGCTTGTAGAACTGAACAAGTGCCCATAACATTTGCATATATTGATTTTAATGGATTGATGATAGACGGTTGTATTCTTGCTTCAGCGGCTAAATGAAATACTACATCTACATCTTTAAAGTGTGGTTTGATTTGCTCAAAATTTATTATATCTAAATTTAAATTTTCAGCATCATCATTGTAGTAAAATTGTTCTGCTGATTCTGCACTCTCATTATCTATTACAGTAACTTTATGATTTGTATGAATTAACTTATCCACTAAGTTTGATCCTATAAATCCAGCCCCGCCTGTTACCAATACTTTTTTCATATTTTATTCACTATTAAACTTTTAATAATTTTATTTATACATTTTGTATTCTATATTTTCATCATAATTACCATTGATTGATATCGTAAATGTAAAATTATGAGTATTTCCATTTTGTTGGTTTAAACCATATTTTCCTATATTTTCAGACCGAGTAGAAGAAGGATATAAACACATAATATTATTATTTTTAACATAATTGGTAATATTCATATCCCAAGTTCTATTCCATTTAATATTTTTTTTGAGACTATTCCATATTGTCTTATTAACTGACCATACCCATGGAGTAAACCAATTACATTCAAAAATATTTTCTTGTACACTTAAATCAAACTTATGTGAAAATGCACAAGTTATTAAATTCAAATCATATGTCTGATAAAAATATTTTAATGTGTCATTAGCAATAAGTACATCTTCTTCTATACACACAACTTGATCATAGCCTAGACTAAAAATTCTATCTATCCCATCTCTATGATTTGCACCACAACCTAAATGTGTGTCATTAATTTTTATTGTATCAGAAGTTAAAGGATAATTAATATTTTTTAAAAATTTGGTAGCAATTTTAATAACATTATTATTACGAGAATCAAAATTAAAAAACAAATCATATTTTTCTAAATATAAAGTTTTAGAAACAGAATCTAATACTTGTTGAAAATATTCAGGTCTATTATATACTATGAATACAATTGCTGATTTCACTTACGAATAATATCTTTATCTGATGAAACATAATGTTGACCACAACCTATATCTACAAATTTATATTTCATAAAATTAATTTTTAGTTTTTAAATAATTAAAATATTCTTCAGTCATGTAAAAACTATCCTCAAACCCATTTACTTTATCTTTTAGTTCTACATTAAGAAATCGTCCTTCAGTATGTCCAATAGTTTCCAAACAATTTTTATCACCATATACAGCCAATACTGTATGACTCATATCACTATAATAATAATGGTCTTCTGTACCCCATGTATTAATTTTTTTACCAGAATATTTTTTTAATATAGGAAGCATATCTTTTCTATATATATCAAGCCTAATTAAATTTGGTTGATTAGATGGATTTTTAGTAGTACAGTAATTTAAAAACTTACCTTTAACTTCTTGGTAACAATTATATTTTTCTATTCGTTGATCAAAATTTTTAAAATTAGATTGTACATTAAATCGTAAGTGATGTATATTATCATATATCATTTGTTTCATACAGGTATGTAAATTGTGTTGAATTCTATCTTTAAAAAAAATGAAGTCATGTTCTAACATAAAATTAAACATAGAATTTGAACTCTCAACAGCATCTACAAACGCATCATAGTAACTATTCATTATTTTTATATTATAAGGGTTTATATATTCTTTTATTTTTGATGTATATTCCTTTAACACTTTATTGTCATTTAAAGGATACCTGTCAATATAAACACAAGTTGGCCTAATATCAGAATATTCACTAAAAGTATTTCTAAATGAATTAAATGTTTCAAATATTGTTTGTTTTTCTCTTATAATATTAGTGAGATTAGTGAACATATATAAATTTAATGAGGGTTTCATTGTTTTACCATTACTATATCAGAATCCCAATTAGAAATAATATGAGAGGCACTAAATCCAAACTTAGAACATATCTCATCTTTTAGCCTATCTAATTCTTCATTATTTCCAAATTCTTTTACATATTCAAATATAATTCTTTCATTTACTTTCAATTTTTCAGAATCCATAAGTTCTATTAGTTGAGATAAAACAATCGCTTCATATCCCTCCACATCTATTTTTATTTGGTCAACTTCCGTTATTTTATATTTTTTAATTAATGTATTAAGTGTAATTAACTTAACTAATCTTGGTTCAGTAGTGTTTTTATGAACTATTAAATCTGGATCACATAATGAAGATGTGCCACAATGCTGAATACCATGATTTTTCATATACCTAGACATTTTACTTTGATTTGAGTAAAGTTTATAAGGTATATATTCTATAATATCACCCTCAATAACTGTATTTAAATCTTTAAATCCATCATATTCACCAACAGCCGCACATTCAACAAGCACTGTATCTGATTGAGGTAGTATCTTACAATATTCTTCTATTGGTTCAACAAGTAAACCTTTTACTTTTGTGCCAAAAAAATGATCATCAGACGATACTGAATTACAACCACATCCAATGTCTATAAATTTATATTTCATAAATTTTTAAACTCGTTTCTTAACATTTCGATTACACTTCTATCTTTAACAAAAATAGAGTCTGGTTCTTCACCATTTAAAAAAATATTTTTAACACATACGTTTTTTGATAAACTTCTTTTTCTGATAACCTGTGTAAATTCATTATTAATATGAAAAACACAATTATTATAATCAAAATCTATACAATATCCTTGTTGATATATTCTATAACTTAATTCATGGTCTTCAGCTGATTTCCAGTTTTTTAAATCTAAGTTTTTATTTTTTACTCCTCCATAATACTTTAAGGTTTCATCAAATTTAAATTTTTTAAAAAAATCTCGCTTAGTAACAAAAAATGTAGAACAAAAATATAATCTTTTATCATATTTATCGTGTTCATAATCAACCATTGTATGTATAGTATCGTTAATAATTGACCTATCCCAATACCTGCCACCATTTGGTAATAAAATTTTATTAGTTAAAAAATTCCAATCATTATTATTATTGTATTCTAAAAACTTATTTAACCAATTTTTTGGCATCAAAACATCATCATCACAATAAACCACTATTTCAGTATTACATTTTTCGATTATTTTATTTCTTAATTTACCCACAAATCCATTATTAGCTTCCTCTTTAAAATTATGCAAAAAAATGTTCTCGTCTTTTAAAAATGAAAATTTTGAAATATTTCCTCCTATATGGATATCGCATTTATAATTTGTTACATTTTGAATAGATTTGATTGTTTTTTTTGTTAAATCGTATCGCTTACCATTAGTAGCTATTGCAAAGGAAATGTTATTATATATATCTTTCATTTCTCTTAATTTTTCCTTTAACTTTTTGATTTTAATCGTCTTAATTTTTCAAGTTTATTAAAAAGTCTTTTTCGTTTTTCTTGTTTTTCTTTTTTATTGCCAAAAAGTGTGTTTTCAAGTTTAGTTAAAATGTCATCTCTGCTTTTAATTAATTCAAATCCTTTATATTGATTTTTACCTGTCCAACCTATATTATGCACAAATCTTTTTTTAATTTCTGGATGTAAAAATGTTAAAGATGGATCAGATTGAATACCACCTTTACCAAAATTCTCATTTAAATTAAAATAATCTAATTTAGATGTAATAAGAGATTTTGAAACAATAAAACCATCATAAGGTTCACTCATTTTTATAACATTATCTATTTTATAATTTTCTTTAAAGTGTTTATTAAATATCTTTGTATTAGGGTGATTGCCATCAAATATTAATATACCACTTTCCACATGATTTAAGTCCTGTGCGTGTTCTAATTGACAAGCCATAAATTTGTCTTGTAAAATGTTTTTAGGAAATTCCGTAAAATTCTCATTTTGATATACACAATCACCATCCAACCATATAAGATAATTATTGTTATGTTTGTCTAATACGTCTTGTATAACAAATCCTTTATGACTAAAACGAACACACATTGTTTTTACATAATCAGTGTGCTTGTTTTTTTCTAAGTATTCTTTTTTCCATTGTTCATGCTGAGGTATTTCTTTTTTAAAATCAACCCATTGTATATTAGAATGATTTTGTTTTGGAGTAAAACCTTCGTAGTATATTTTTGCTCTAAATTTATTATAATAATTAGCAACTTTAGTAAAACTATCTACCCATGTTTTACCATAAAGGTCATAACCATTTTTATTAAATGTTGTAAAAAATAAAATATCGTTTGATTGTTGTCTTTCTTCTATCATTAACTTTTCTCTTTTTCTCCATGATTCATAATCTTTTTGATCATCTAAACTAGCCATAGTATGTATAATATATTTATCTTGTCTGACTTTACTATCTAATATAAAATCAACTTCATCATTAGGAATATAATTTGTGCCTATGACTTTATAATAATCTCGTACAGATTGGTGTAGGCCGTGCATTCCCCACGATTGTGATTCTTTTTTATTAATATTACCTGTTTCTGATAACATACGATCAATGGCCATTTTGATAACAGGATGTTTAGGTACGGCACCAAAAAAATAATTACCTATGTTATTAATTTCTCGTATAAAAACAGCATCCACACCTGATTTGATAAAATAATTTAAATTCATTTTACAAGTGATATCTAAATCTGAATAATAACCACCATGTATATAAACAACAGCTAATCTCCAAAAATCAGCACGATTAATCGGTTGAGGAAGTTGATGATATTTTAAATGAACGTCTTGGCCAAAATGATTTAAAATAAAATCAGAACATTGCTGATCATCCATAAACTCTTTTTTAAGTTGAGGATTACTATAGTTCCAAGACTCTGATTGTTTTTTAAGTAAAGTTGGTAAAGTTTTAGTTTTCCAAGTTTGCCATAATATATTTGGTATCATATATCATACTATTTAGTCAACAATTGAAAAGTTAGTCAACAATTGAAAAGATGTCTTTTATATTTGGTGTTTCATAGATATAGACATATCCAGCACCGTTACCACCACCATTTCCACTACGTGATATTAATATTTTACCGTCTCCTATGAAAACTTTATTACCAAAATTAGTACCATTTGTTGATGTGGGTGTTATCTTTTTTAATTCGTTACCGTCAAGGTCAAAGATGTAAGCTGATTCATCATCTGACCCCACCACTATTCTACCAGAGCCTACAGCAACTGATCGGCCAAATCTATCATAAGCAACACCATCGGAGGCCGTGATCTTGGACAATTGGGTACCATCTAGGTCAAAAATGTAAGCTGAGCCTGAATCAGTACCATTGTCGTCATCATAAAGAGCCCCTACCACTATACGGCCATTACCTACAGCAACTGATTGGCCAAATTCATCACTAGAAGCACCATCTGAAGCTGTTATCTTGGCCAATTGGGTGCCATCTAGGTCAAAGATGTAGGCTGAGCCTGAAGAACCACCATTGTCGTCATCTCTCTCAGCCCCTACCACTATTCTACCGTTACCTATAGCAACTGATCGGCCAAAGTAATCATTAGCAGCACCATCTGAAGGTGTGATTTTGGCTAATTGGGTTCCATCAAGGTCAAAGATGTAGGCTGAGCCTGAATCAGTACTATTGTCGTCATCTCTATAAGCCCCCACCACTATTCTACCAGAGCCTACAGCAACTGACCAGCCAAATTGATCATCAGCAGCACCATCTGAAGCGGTGATCTTGGCCAATTGGGTACCATCAAGGTTAAAGATGTAAGCTGCGCCTGATACAGCACCAATGTCGTTATTTCCATATACAGCCCCCACCACTATTCTTCCAGAGCCTACAGCAACTGATTTGCCAAATCTATCATTAGCAGCACCATCTGAAGCGGTGATCTTGGCTAATTGAGTGCCATCTAGGTCAAAGATGTAGGCTGAGCCTGATTCATCACCATTGTCGTCATCTCCTTCAGCCCCAACCACTATTCTACTGTTACCTATAGCAACTGAAGAGCCAAAGCTATCATTATATGCAGCATCTGAGGATTGTATTACAGTTTCATTTGAAGGGGTTGTCGTTAAATCTAAAGCACCTTCTGTTGAAAATAGGCCTGTTTTATTGTCGTATTGTGAATATGTTGTTTTAAATGCCATAGTTTTATCCTGTTAATCTTGTGTATTGGCCAATTCTATTATCAGCAATTTTTTCTACATAATCGTCGTAGTATTCGTTGGTGTTGTAGATGTAGGCTGATCCTGAAGAAGAAGCATTGTCGTCATCTAAATAAGCCCCTACCACTATTCTACCGTTACCCACAGCAACTGATATGCCAAAGTTATCAAGAGCAGCACCATCTGAAGCAGTGATCTTGGCCAATTGGTTTCCGTCTAAATCAAAAATATAGGCCGAGCCTGTTCCATAACCATTGTCGGCATCTCTATTAGCCCCCACCACTATTCTACCGTTACCTATAGCAACTGAAGAGCCAAATTTATCTTCAGCAGCAGCATCTGAACGTGTGATCTTGGCCAATTGGGTACCATCTAGGTCAAAGATGTAGGCTGCGCCTGTATCGCTACCATTGTCGTCATCTCCATAAGCCCCTACCACTATTCTACCACAACCCACAGCAACTGCTGAATCGCTAAAATAATCACCAGAAGCTCCATCTGAAGCCGTGATCTTGGCCAGTTGATTTCCATCTAGGTCAAAGATATAGGCTGAACCTGAAGCACTACCATTGTCGTCATCTTGGTAAGCCCCTACCACTATTCTACCTGAACCTACAGCAACTGATTGGCCAAAGGAATCAAAAGCAGCAGCATCAGAAGCTGTGATCTTGGCCAATTGGGTTCCATCTAGGTCAAAGATGTAGGCTGAGCCTGAATTGGAACCATTGTCGTCATCTGAAGAAGCCCCTACCACTATTCTACCGTTACCTATAGCAACTGAAGAGCCAAAGGTATCATCAGCAGCACCATCGGAAGCTGTAATCTTGGTTTCATTGGTTCCATCTAGGTCGTAGATGTAGGCTGAGCCTGAACCAGAACCATTGTCGGCATCTCCCCTAGCCCCTACCACTATTCTACCGTTACCTACAGCAACTGATCGGCCAAAACGATCATCAGCAGCACCATCGGAAGCTGTTATCTTGGCTAATTGGGTGCCATCAAGGTCAAAGATGTAGGCTGAGCCTGAAGCAGATCCATTGTCGTCATCTAAATAAGCCCCTACCACTATTCTACCTGAACCTACAGCAACTGAATAGCCAAATTCATCAGCAGAAGCACCATCTGAAGGTGTGATCTTGTTTTCTGTGCTTGCAACTGTAGCGGCCTCACTATAAGCAAATGAACTATTGCTTATCTCACCTTTATCTCCAAAGACTAAATTTTGATTTGTTTTTGATCCTGAATAAAATGCCATGTGTTAAACCTCGTTGTATATTAAATCGTATGGTGTATAAACTCTTGGTGTTTCGTAGATGTAGGCTGAGCCTTGATTTTCGTTAGCACCTACGTCATCTTGGTAAGCCCCTACCACTATTCTACCGTTACCTATAGCGACTGCTGATTTGCTAAATAGATCAGCAACATCACCATCAGAAGCCGTGATCTTGGCCAATTGATTTCCATCTAGGTCAAAGACATAAGCTGAGCCTGAAGCAGAAGCATTGTCGTCATCTGCCCAAGCCCCTACCACTATTCTACCGTTACCTACAGCAACTGCTTCCCCAAATCTATCACCATCAGCACCATCGGAAGCCGTGATTTTGGCTAATTGAGTTCCATTTATGTCAAAGATGTAGGCAGCGCCTGAATTGGAACCATTGTCGTCATCATCATCAGCCCCTACCACTATTCTACCGTTACCTACAGCAACTGAATTGCCAAAAAAATTATTAGTTGGACCATCGGAAGCCGTGATCTTGGCCAATTGGGTACCATCTAGGTCAAAGATATAGGCGGTGCTATCTCCAGAAGCTCCCACCACTATTCTACCTGAACCTACAGCAACTGATCGGCCAAATAACTTACCACCAGCAGCATCGGAAGGCATGATCTTGGCTAATTGAGTACCATCTAGGTCAAAGATGTAGGCTGAGCCTGTATAAGAACCATTGTCGCTATTTTGTTCAGCACCTACCACTATTCTACCGCACCCTACAGCAACTGACCCGCCAAATCTATCTTGTGTATCCCCATCGGAAGCCGTGATCTTGGCTAATTGAGTACCATCTAGGTCAAAGATGTAGGCCGAGCCTGATTGAGAACCATTGTCGTCATCTCCATAAGCCCCTACCACTATTCGACCAGAGCCTATAGCAACTGACTCGCCAAAGAAATCATTAAGAACCCCATCGGAAGCCGTGATCTTGGTCAATTGGTTTCCATCAAGGTCAAAGATGTAGGCTGAGCCTGAAGCAGAACCATTGTCGTCATCTTGGTAAGCCCCTACCACTATTCTACCGCACCCTACAGCAACTGACCCGCCAAAGGAATCATCAGCAGCCCCATCTGAAGCCGTGATCTTGGTTTCGTTTGAAGGGAGTGTTGTAACATCACCTGAACCCCATAGATAAGGTTCACCGTACTTTGTTGTATGGTTTTTGTTGTAAGTTGATATTTTAAAGGCCATTGACCTGACCTCCTATTTCTTTAAATCTTCTATCTTCTGGTTCAACTCTTTGATAGCCTCAACTAATAACGCAGCCACATTACCATAAGATACGGATTTGATGCCGTTAGAGTCTGTTGACACAACTTGAGGTAAATGTTGTTCAATTTCTTGTGCAATAAAACCAACTTTTTCTTTTTGAGTTTCATCGGATTTCATTGTAAACATTTTACCAGAAAGTTTTGTTACGATATCTAACGCACCTTCGATTGATTTAATGTTATCTTTTAGTGTTTCATCTGAAGTAGATGTAATGTCGCCTGATACGACTAAATTTCCTGTAATGATATTATCACCAGCCTCATTAGTTTCTAAACCACCAAGTGAAGCCCAACCTTCTGCATTGTAACCTTCAAATCGGCCTTCGTCTTTGTTGTAACGTATAATACCTTCAGCACCTGTTGTAAGTGGAGTTGTTGTGGTTGATGATGATGTAGTTGTATTAATGGTTGACGTAAATTCAGCAATCAGAGCGCTGTTGGCTATGTTAGAATCATCACTTGGTTCAAGTGATGTAAATGTACCACTTGATTTTTTCCATTGAACAGTTCTGCCGCTTGAGTGAATGTATATTTGAGCATCTACGTCAGTGCCATTAAATGTAAAAACTGTAGTGTCATCACCATTTGAGTCAACAGCGGTAAAAGAACCAATATCAGTTTGATTTAAAAGTGCTAAAAAATTATTTGCGCCGTTCGAGTTTTGGAAGTTAAAATAATGATAATTACCTTCAACTGGCCCCCCAAAATCTGTTGTACCATCGTAATATTTTACAGTATTTGCTGATATCTGAGAAAATGCATCACCATCAGACACGTTAACGGTTATTGTATTAGTTGTTGTAGTTTCTACAACTGGAACACCAATCCAATCACCTTCTCTTACATCTAAGTTACTACTATTGATTTCAACAACACCTTTATCTCCAAGATATTGAAGAGCAGTTGAAGCATCAGCAGTAATTGTGTTTTCTGAAAGTAATAAACTATCTACTAAAAGTGAACCTACTGTTACATCTGAATTAATTGAAAGTGTACCAGATGAATTTGTAAGAGCAATTGTATCTAAATTAATACTGTTTGTAAAGAAACCATCGTACCATTTGTATGTTGAAGAACCAATATCGTAAACTTCGTCAAATGACGGTAATATGTCTTCAGAAACAGCAGAAAGATCGGCAGATCCACCACCACCACCTGAAATCGTAATAGTTTTTGTTGAACCTGTACCTGAAGCAGTAACTCCAGAACCTACAAAGTTTAAAGTTGTAGCAGCCGTAGATAAAGTAGATCCTTCATCTTGGATTGTTAATGCACTACCACTTGCTGTTGAAGCAATTGTAATTGTATCTCCTGATGGAGTAATTGTAATATTTGAACCAGCAGCCAACGTTACGTCATCTGTAGAAGCATCTGATCCTGTTAATCTTATAATGGCATCATCACCTGAATCTACAGCAGAAACAGTATAAGTTGTGTTAGTGTCAGCAGCTGCAGCTGTTCCCCACTCAACACCTGTACCTGTAGATTTTAAAACTTGGCCTGCAGTACCAACACCGCCGCCAGCAGTTAAAGTACCTGTTAAAGTAGCGTCATCTAAAGTTTTATTTGTTAATGTTTGAGATCCAGATAAAGTTACAACACTACTTGTATTAGATAAATCTGTATAAGAACCACTTGTTGCAACAGTAGATAATCCTAAATTTGTAATCGCATTTGATTTTTGAGTAGATGTTAATCCTTGAGCATTTGTATCAATTCTTAATCTGTTAGATAATGCAGTTGTAGTTGTTGAAGCATAATTAGCATCATCACCTAAAGCAGCAGCTAATTCGTTTAAAGTATCTAAAGCACCTGGTGCTGAGTCAATTACATTTGCAACTGCTGTATCAACATAGTTTTCTGTAGCTAAATTTCCTGTACCACCTGAAATTGTTGAACCAGATGGAAGAACAATTGAACTACCTGAAGCAGTAATAGTAGCATCTCCTAAATTAATAGAAGTACCACTTAAATATATATCTCTAAATTTAAATGATGAACTACCTAGATCGTAAGTTACATCTGTATCTGGTAATATATGGCCAGAAACAGTTGTTGTTCCTGAAATATTTAAATTATCATCAATAGTAACTGTACCGCCAGCTGAATCTATTGTAAGATTTCCTGAAGACGTATCAATTTCATTGTCTCCTGTTATACCTAATTGAATATTTTTTTGTAGATTACCAACTAACGAACCACCTGCTGTACTTCCATCATGTAATCTTACGGTGCTAAGAGTTGTATCTACAGTTATCTCACCAACTGAACCTGTATAGGCATCATTTTCAGCAGTGGAACCTCTTCTTAATTGTAATATTGTTGGCATTTATCTAACCTCTCTAAACTTTTTTTTAACAAATAACTCTAACACTATTTATAATAAAAAATTGTTTAACTCCTTTTATTTTTTATGCAACCGTTCCTAAATCTACGGTATCTGTAAAAGTTCCAAGATTTATAACATAATAGTTTTTACTGTTGCAATCTGTTATTGTGTTGTATAATGAAATATTAAAGGCGTCTGTAGGAGAATTATTAACTTCAGTTTCTCCACCGCCCATATCATAATAAATAGTACCTCTTTTATCAGTGCTTGTTAAATATAATTCTTGTTTTATAATATCACCAGCGTTTGTGTTATTTCCTATATAAGCCATTTATTGTTCCTATGTTGAAATATCATCTACTGTACTTACAATGACATCAAGTGAACTAGCTGTATTAGAAACGACTTTTAAAACGTCTCCATTTTTTACTACGTATTTAGCTCCACCATCTATTACTTGTAAAGCACCTCCATTTTGAATTGGTGCACCTTTAACAAGGTACACGTCATTTGAAGAATCAGCATCATTTAATATTACATCAACTTTTATTTCAGTTGTTGTAGTATTAGCGCATCCTATACCAATTATTGTGTCGTAACTGTCAGCCGTAAATACTGTTTCAGCTGAAGTTCCAACATTTCTTGCTGTATATCTTCTAAAATTTTGTGCCATATTTTCTTTCTCTTTTATTTATAATGCAATCGCCATTGCAATAGCAAATCCCGTTGACGCTTTGTTGTCTAATTGTGTTTGTAAATTACTTGTTACTCCATTTAAATACTGAAATTCTGTATTTGAAACTGATCCATCTGCTATTTGAGTTGCATCTAGTGCTGAAATACCCGATTGTACATAAGAGGTAATTTGACTTGCTTCTATATATTTTTCAACACCGCCATCTGAAATAGCAAACTTATCTGTATCAGCAATTGTGATACTAGAACCATCAGTCATGCCATCAATATTTAAAATAGCCTCGACTTCACCCCACTCTAATGCTGTAGCACCAGAGTTTACTTTTAATATTTGTCCAGCAGTACCAAGTGTATTAAGACCTGTACCACCATCAGCATAACCAATTGTATCTGATGTTGTAAATTCAGCAAGGCCTGTGGGATCACCACTGCCGTTAAATATTCCTTTTATAGGTACTTGATCTGCCATATTATGCTAACACCAAAGTTGTTTTTGATGTTCCTCCTCTTGTTGTAAATGGTATATAAAGACTTGTAACAGCTGTACCTAATGTGGATCCTGTTGTACTAGGATCTATATAGGTAGATGTTCCATTTCTTTTTACAAATGTTATACCACTTGATGTGCCAACGGTTAACGTATCAGTTGATGCATCAGTTGTAACAACATTTAATCCGCCACCAACAACTGTTAATGTATCTGTACTTGAGTCTGCTGAAATATCAGATTGACCAGATACAGATATAGTTGTAAAAGAATTACCACTACTACCACCACCACTACCACCACCAATTTCCTTTATGGTGCCATTATCATTAATATAAAATTTTTGTGCCGAGGTATCAATTGCAACCTCACCATTTACGATATTACTCGTAGTTGGAGTGGCAGTACCTCGTTTTAATTTTATAACAGTCGCCATATTTTTTTCTATTTATTTACGATTTAACTATACGTTCCGCCGTCAATACTTGTAACTGTAACAGTACCACTTGTAACTGTAAAGTTATCTGAACTAAATGAAGCAACACCTTTATTTGATGTTGTTGCCAATTCAGCAGCAATCGTTAAAGTGTTTGCTAATATGCTTGTGTCAATACCTTCACCGTCTGTTATAGTTAGTGTTTCTCCTAATGCTATTGCATCTGTAGAAGAGTCTCCACCAGCAATTGTAAATGTAGAATTAGCAAGTTTTGCATTTGTAACATCACCATCTGTAATTTTTGCAGTTGTTACTGAATTTGATGCTAATTCATTATCTGTAATTCCACCTGACTTAACTTGTAAAGCATTTGAACTAATTTCAATTGTTGAGTCATCAACGTTAGCAGAAAATTCTGTACCAGTTAATGTTAATGCACCAGCAGAAGCAGCACTATAAACTGCTGTTTCAGCAATTTGTGAAAATGTAATATTTGTAGTACCAAAAGTAATAGTACCTTCAGTATTCATTACATATAATTCACCAGCACCTGTATCTCCTTCTTTAACGAAGAAAGCATCACCTTGACCAAGTGCGTCTGGATCAGAAACACCATAACTATCAGTATCAGTTGCTCTTGTTAATTCCCAATTTGTTGCACCACTACCTACATCTGATACGTAGTAAATACCGTTATGAGCAGCGTTAGTTTGATTGTAAACTAAAACTCTATCATTTAAACTTAAAGTAACACCGTCAATACTAAGTGCAGCCTGTGTGCCAGCGTTTGTTAACGTTGCACCTACACCTGAAGTACCGTTATTATAAGTTGCGTTTAAGTTTGAAGGAGCTTCAACTCTTACTGGATCATGGTAATGAATACCAGCAGCAGCAATTGTATCAACGTATGCTTTTGTAGCAGCGTCTGTTCCATCTGTAGGAGTTCCTAGTGATGTAATTTTTGCACTATTAACATCTACAGTACCAGCACCATTTGGACTTAATGAAATATTACCATCAGTATTAGTTGCGGTAATATCGTTACCGTTAATATTAATATTATCTACTTGTAATTCAGTAACAGCACTTGTAGCACCTATAGAACCACCATTAATTGTAGCACCATCAATAGTACCGCCATTAATATCTGGAGATGTTAAAACTTTATTTGATAAAGTTTGTGAATCAGTTAATGTAGCAACTGAAGAATCAATATTGATTGTTAGTGTTTGTCCTGAACCCGCAGTATCAATTCCAGTTCCACCTGCAATAGTTAATGCCTGTGAATCTAAATCAACAGTAAGAGCACCGCCTGTATCACCTTGAAAGTCTAAGACTTGTGCTGTAACCGAGTTATCAACATAATCTTTAACAGCAGCAGAAGTAGGAATAGTTGTATCGTTATCGTTTGAACCAATTCCTTCAGACTCTATTACAATAGCTGAACCAGCAAAATCAGCAACTTCAATATTTGATATTGAGTTACCAGTACCGTTAGCGTCAAAAGTTTTGTTTGTTAATGTATCTGTACTTGAAGCTGTTATGTAAGAACCTAAATCAGAAATTTGTGATTCAGTAATACTTAATGCAGCCTCGTGTTGTGTTACACTTGATTCTGTAATGTTAGCATCGGGTACGTTTGCCCAAGTAACAGAAGCAGTTAAATCATTTGTTTCTGATGTTAGGTATGATTGTAAATCAGATATATCTGCCTCAACAATTGTTATCGTGTTGTTTGCGGTATCAATTGTTTTGTTTGTTAAAATGTGAGTTGATGAAGCTGTTAATACGTCAGCGTGTGTACTAATTGTAATTGTATCACCCGAAACTGAAGTATCAATGTTTGTACCACCAGTAAATGTTAATGTATCTGTTCCTAATGCAACACCATCGTCTGTACCACTATCAGCAGCAATATCTAAAGTTGTTGATATTGTAGCCGTACCAGCCGCTGTTAAACGACCTTGTTGATCAACAGTAAATGTTGGAATTGCAGTTGAAGAACCATAACTACCTGGAGTTACAGCAGTATCATCTAAGTCTATTTTAATTTCGTTATCTGTATCAATAGATGTAGTAATTCCTGTATCACCAGTAAACGTTAAAGTTTGACCAGTAGTAAATGTGTCAGTACCACTATCACCAGCAATTGTAAATGAACCAGATGGTACAGCAGCAAAACTTAAATTACCTGAACCGTCAACTGTTAAGAATTGTCCATTACTAAAACTTCCTGGTAGTGTGTAAGTGATATCTGAAGTAACACTATTAGGTGCTTTTAAGGCAACGAAATGAGCACCGTTATTAGTTCCTTCATTAAATTTAATTGTACCACCAATAGTTGTAGAGTTACCAATATTTAATGTGCTAATTGCACTATTTGAATCTGTAGATAAAAGTTTTGATGCTTCTAACGTACCAAAAGTTGTTGGATATTTTGATGTAAAATATTTACCACCAATTACTTCTATATTAGCGGCTACGCCGTTAGTTTCTGTACCTGTTCCTATATAAAGACGATCACCACCCGTACCATTATAATATGAATAGGCCAGTTCACCTTGTGCTAGTTCTGAAGGTGAACCAACTACACCTGAACGTTTAATTTGTAATATTGTTGCCATTTTTTTTCTCTCCTAAAAGTTACCACCGTTTAATTTTAGTGTACCTCTCTCTGTTTTAATATTTGTTCTAGTTATAAATTTATCACTCGTAGCATCATATTGAAGAATAGAACCATCTTCTAATGTTGTTGCATTAACATCAGTTAAACTTGTTAATTTTGATTTTTGGCTTGCACTAGGAACAGTAACGGATACTTTTTGAGTACCTGGTGAATTGATTCTAGCTGTAACTGCCATTTGTAGTTCTCTCTTTTATAATATTATTGTGTACTACTCACAATATTTATGTAATATTTATAATAAAATATTACTTAATAATTAAATAGTTACATTTGGACTGACAGTTATAATTCCTTGTATTACTCGAATTACAGAATTATCAGATGCTTTCAATAACTCAACATCATAAACGTATCTAGCAGGTGCTTCTAAATTACTTGTTTCAGTTGGAGATAAAGATAATGTGATTATACCTGTGGTAGGATCACCATTAATTGAGGTATTTATTGTTGTTCTTGTTCTGGTCGAGGCATAACCTAATGCCATTTTAGCAGAAGCACTATATCCTGTTAAGTCAAATGCACTTCCATCTGTATCTTTTACAGTTACATCTGAAGTAAATGTAGCTCCTTGTTCAATGTATAGGTTAGCCGTCGCAGCCATTTAGTTTTTTATTCCTCTTTTTCTTCAACAATCTCTTTAGGTTCTTGTTCTTTAACTAATTTCTCTATCTTTTTATTATAAAAGTCTGTCAAAACATCAATTTTTTCTAATTCTACTTGATGTCTTGCTTTAGAGTTTAGAATTTCCTGTCTTGCAATTAGTGTGTTTTTCAAATCAAGACTCAAACTTTGTTCATCATATTGTTTTCCATTTATGGTTATTGACATAATATTCTCCTCGTTTATGGTTATAAATTTATATCTATAGTACTATTTATAATACATTATTTAAGTTTGTCAAAAATTACAGGTTGATAATTTTCTATTGATTTTGAGTAATCAAATGCCGTTCTCCATAGTTGTCTATCTTTATTTTTAACAGCTGATCTTCTATGACTTGTAATTAGTTGATCCATAAACAATAAATCACCCTTTCTAAACACATGGTGTATCATGTATTTTGATCTTGTTACATCATTCCATAATTTATTATAAAATGTATCAAAATCTTCTATTTCTTTACCATCTCTATACCATGCTTTATATAGATAGATAAACATAGGATACAAATATTCTTTGCCGTTTACAGGATGTTTTGCAACTAAAGGTCGTCTATCTATTTCTTCTTTATAATGTTTTTGTCCTGTTCTAAAGTTTTGTTCACCAACATTTTTGTATGCTTTAGAATAGACACCATCATCTCTCCATATTCGTGCTCGATCACCTTCATTATTAAGATTTATATCTATACTTCTATAATAATTTTTATCTTCTTCAGATAAATTTTCAAAAGCATATTGTTGATTTACAATTGAAAGAACAGTATCTATACATTCTTCAACACAATATAATCCTACACAAATTTCTTTAAAGTTATATCTTCCAGTACCATTTGCATGCCATTCTAGTTCTGTTGGACCAAACATACCAATTGGTTTGCCATTAATAACAGCACCTGACACAATACTTATTTGTGGTGAGTCTTTTGGATTCATAAAGTAGTCCAATTCTTCTACCTCACCTATTCTTGCACAAACTTGAGCAAGTTGCTGTCTTGTTAAATCTTGTTCATGTAAAACAACAGAGCCTTCATTAACAATTTTATAAACTAATTCTGTTAACTCTTTATCTGTATAATTTATTATTTGTTTACTCATAAATTTTCTAACAATGGTGTTATACAAATTCTTGCTGTATCATTCCATTTCATTCTACGTCTTTCAGCATAATACTCATCTCTAGTGGTTGCTAAATAAAAACAATCAGACGGTTTAAAGCTATATTCATTACAAATTTGTACTTGTTTTTCTCTATACTTATTCCACATTTCATCAACTTTAAAATTACTTATTATTAATTCTATAGTTTTAACGCCATTATAATTCCAATTCTCAAATCTTTTTAATCTATCAAGTGTAGAATGTGGTTCTTTTGTATATACTAATCCAAGTCGTTGACCTATAAGACCAAATCCTTTAGAAAAACTAAAAAAAACTTGTTCAGTATTTTTTGGTAGATTTATTCTTTGAATATTTGTTGAACCTACATAAGTACAATCTAAAATTACAGGTGCTTCAATTTTACCTGGATCAAAATAATTTCCATCAGCAGCTGAGGGTATTGATATATACAGAGGTTTATTATTATCTATTTTGCCTTTCAATGCTGCTCTTCCAGTTTCCTCATTCATATATTGACCCGGCACATCACAAGTTACAATACTAGGTCTACTTATAATGTCAGCATATTCATATTCACCGTAACAAAGTTTTTGCCACTCTCTTTTTTCTGTCATTACCCAATGATGAATAGCATCTGTTGTACCATTTGTAAAATAACAATAATTGAAATCTGATAAATCTATTATTTCACTTACCCATTTTCTATGTAATTCTTCTACCTTATTTAAATCATTTGTTGCATGACCACTACCTCTTTTATAATAAGTATCTGAAATTAGTTGTTGACTTATTATATCTTTTACTTCTTTAAATGTTGGTACGTCTACCCAACGATTATCTTTTAATTTTTCCTTCATATATTCAGTAAGTCGTCTGTACCGTCTAAAGTAAACATTAAAGCTATTCTAGGTTTTTTACTCATATTTACAACAGCATGTTTATAACCTATATTTAAAAAATATGCTTGTCCATCTTCAAGGTTATACGCTTCAATCTTATCATTTCTTTTAAATAAATTAATTACATTATTGTCACCATATATAGGCACTATACATCTAACACCATAACTTACATCATAATCAACATGCCAAGGTATCATTTTACCAGGCGCTAATTTTGTTATTCTTATTCTACTTGCAGGTGCTTTACATTGAGATACAATATTTTCAAAATAACTACCTTTATAAATTTCAGTTGGCATATTATATAAATGTTCTTCTTTTCTTTTTAATCTTTCTTTTATACTTGTTGTATGAGATAAAATTTCACTAGGTGTTGTTAAATTTATTTGTTCAAAATTATCATATACACTTTTTACCAAATCTTCATGGTTCATACATAACATTGGATTGGCAGACCTAACGTCAACAAACGTATCTGCTATTAAATCAGTTGACTTTCTTAACTGTGCTAAATTAATATTTAAATTTAAATTAGCTATTGTTGGTAGATTGTGTTTCGATAATTTCTCCATTGTGTTCTCTTTCTATTATAAAATTAGATTTAGGTTGCCAGTTGTAGTCACCTTGTAATCTAATACTATAAACATACTGTAACATTGTACCTGTTTTAAACAAAAACTTTGTTTCTAATTTTAAATTTTTGTACCACTCTCCATTTATAAATTTTTTAAATGCAGTATCAGTCATCTTTCTTTTTCTTTGATATAGATTATTTATTGCTCTATTTTTAATGTCATGTGTAATGTAAAGTATCTTAAATCCTTTTTCTCTTGCCCACTTTATCTGGTGTTCAGCCATAATTAATCCACAATGAGTATGTCTATATTCTTTTAAGATATGATAACGACAAACTCGCACTGCTACAGTTGGATCGTTTGTATAGTGTGAACTTTCAGCAGCTGATATTGATATTAACTTATCATCTTTAAAACACATCCACGTTTCTATATTAGGATTATCAGGATTATATTTTTTATAAGTTATACTATTATTGCCTTCATTAAAAGTTTGTAATCTAAATCTCTCAATTAAAGGCCAATACTTATTAGGATTTTCTGAATATCTTTTTACTATCATACATGAGCAATAAGTCTTCGACCACAAAATATTTCTGCCTCAACAATATATTGTTCTTTAAATTTATATTGTTGCATATTGTTTGTAATTGTTTTTAACTTTAATTTTTCTTCATAGTATTTTTGTGTGTGATACGGTTCTTGTATTACAGCATTTTTACATTGATAGTAATTCATTATATCAGTAAACATTTTATAATGATTTTCTTCATATAACAAAACACCACTAAAAATAATACAATCTACTTTGTAATCTACTGATTTTAGATTTGCCCAATCTCTTACTTCGTACTCAATGTTGTTTTCATTAATCCATCTTTTTTGAGCAAACTCTATAGGCTCTGGCGATGTATCAAAACCGTAGTAACGATAATCTTTATAATTTTTTTCACGTAAAAAATCATTGATAGGTCCATGTCTGCAACCAATATCAACAATACCTTTATAATTATTTTTTATAATTATTTCTGCTTGTTTTTCAAATATAGGTTTTGCTTCTAAAGTATCTAAGTATGACATATCTCTTAAACTATACTGTCTTTTCATAGGTATTTCACCAGTTTTAGTTGTGATATTAGGCCAAGGTATAGATTTGTTTAAAGTCACTTGCAATCCTCCATAATAGTCTATTGTTATCCATCACAGGTGTTCTACGGTGTAAACTTGTAAATTGATCCATTAATAACAAGTCACCCTCTTTAAAAATGTGATGATATTGATATTGTGATTTAAATATTTTAGGTTTTAATTTATTAATCATTTCTTCAGCGTCTATTTGTTTTTTACCTTCCCACGCTTTTGTTATAAAATGATACGGAAAATAAAAATATTCTAAGCCTGTATGGGGATGTTTATCAACTAGTTTACGAATACTTCCTTTGTTTTTACTCATAAATTCTAATTCGGGATCGTCATCCTCTAAATTGTATATTGTATTGTTTTTAAATTTTAATCTTATTGTAATTGATCTCCAATAATTCTTTTCATCATCTGACATATCATAAAATGGTTGTTGAGTGTTACAGACACTTAAAGTTGTATTAATATCTTCTTTTACACAATACAAGGCAATTAAAATTTTGTCTATCAAATGCCTAGAATTTCCATTTGAATGCCAACCTAATTCTGTATCTCCAAACATACCTATTTTTTTACCATCAACTTTTTTACCTGTAACTAAAAAGATTTCTGGATAATCTTTTGGATTCATAAACAAGTTAGGAGCCTCACACTCACCAAATCTTTTCATTGTATCAATATATTCTTTTTCATTTAATTGTTGATTATAGAATACAGCTACACCTTGTTGATGTACATTTTTTGCAACATCAAGTAATTCTTCATTAATCATATCTTTTATTTGTTTATCTATTTTTTTAGGGTATATCATAATATATTTTCTACCATTTCTTTAAAATCTTTATAGTCTAATATCTTAGGTATGTTATTCCATCTTGTTACCCAAGCACATCTAGGTGCTTCTGTAATAACTACTCTATGCATAATATCAGTTCTAATTAACACTGGTCTATTTTCTAAAACTATTTCACCTATTTTTCTATCACTTAAAAACTTTTCAAACTCGGGTGTGTATTGACCCATTTCTTTTTGTGCTTTAAACTCATGGTAGTATGCATGACCATGTGCGTTTTTTTCAGGCAAATAAACTTCTTCATCTTTTGTTTCAAAATAATCAATACGAGATTTACCAAACACAGGTATAACAATGTTATAACCATTAGGGTGTTCAGTATCTAAATCTATATCTGTATGAGCAAATACATCTTTTTCTGTACTATCAGCTGTATTGAAACCTGTTGAACGAAATTGATAATGTGGATGTACTTTTCTATGTTTAGATAATATAGGATTAAATACTTGTTCATATCCCGTAGGTTTACCTGTTTTATTATCTTCAAGTGAATAACTTACAAATGGTGTTTTACCAAATGTATTGTTAACATTACTTTTAACTTTATTGTACAAAGACAAAAGTAATTCTGTATCAGTTGCTACGTTTATGTATTCAGCTACACCTTGTATCATAGTTTATATAAAACACCATCTATAAATGGGTCCTCAAATTCTTTTGTTATACTTCCATTTTCAACTAACAAAGCATATCGTTCACTTCTTACACCAAAACTGTCTCCCCAATCAACATCTTTTTTAAGATGTTTTGTAAACACTGCCAATGGATCAGATACACTATCTATTTCAGAATGACCATGTTGTTTATTCCAAACATCCATGACATATGCGTCATTAACACTTACAAATATTACTTTATCTACACCAAATAATTTTAACTTATCTAATTTTTCTGCAAACCCTGGAAGATGTTTATTTGTACAAGTGTTTGTAAATGCACCAGGAATACCACATAATATAATTTTTAATTTATCGTCTACTTCATAGGGTACAATTTTTTTATCTTTTAAAATGTAAAGACCTTTACTACTTATTTTTTCCATTTACTATCCCATTCATTATATTTTTTCTGCCAATCACTTACTTGATCTAGCATGTTTTTGTTAATTATTTCTTTACTCTCACTTTCGACAAACTTGTAATTATCTGGTACTAACTTTTCCCAACAATCATGTTTTACAAACATTTTTTTTACGTTACCACCTAACTTTTCTAACAACTCTTTTGTCATATCAAAATGTCTATCGCCAGCACCTTTTTTAACAGGTGTAAATGATATAACATATATTTCTTTATTTGATATTGAATACTGTTGACCTAAATCTGCATTATAATATGCCTTTACAACTAACCAGTCCATAAGATTTTTAAAACCTACACAATAATGACCAGTGTATTCAGGTATAGAAAAAACTAATTTATCACTTTTACTTAATATATTGTCTATAGCTTCTACCTCTTTAGGAATAATACCGTCTGGTCTATTTGAATTGCAAATAGGTAAATCCAATTTAATGATGTTTGAAAATTTGATGTAGTGGTCCATTAATAATAGACCTCTATAACTCATAGAGCTTTCACTATAACTAAAAGATACTGCTGTCGTATTCATAATTTAAAAATCAATATAATATATATTACTTAAATAACTTCTCTGCTAACCAACCACCTGTATCGTATTTGTGTAATCGTATTCTTTTAAAATTGTCATGGTGATTTCTATGATATCCTTCACCTGCAATAAAAAAGTTTAACCATGGTACATTTGCACCACCTGGAGTTCTATGACCTACTGTATTTAATAAACCAAATCCTATTTTAGCAAATACAAATGGTACAACACAAAATGATATCCAAAAGTACGGACTAATTAAAAAACTAATTATATTTACTGAAATTAAAATATGTAACCAGTATTTGTGGCAAAAAACTAGTCTAGGATTTTTATACAAATCTCTAGCATATTTACTTGGTATATTTTTTATATCCCATGTTGTAAATAATACTTTCCAAAAACCTACATACTTAGATGCATGAGGGTCTTCTGGACCATCTGAATGTTTGTGATGAATACGATGGCTTGCAATCCAACCAATGGGTGTTCTTATACATGCAATCATCAGCATTGAAAGACCTAACACTTCAAACCATACAGGAACTTTAAACTGATTGTGACAATAATGTCTATGTAATAAAATACTAGCACCTAAGTGTGAAATTATTTCGGACCAAATGACACCTATAAAAATAGCAAATAACCAATCCATTATATTCTATTGACCCTCTAAACTATAAGATACTGAATTTTCAGAACAAAAGTTTTCTAAATTTTGACCGTTTTGTGTATTAACTGGTTCATTTATAAATTCCTGATAGGCAGCTTGATCTACAAAGACTGTTGTCCAAGTTTCTACTAAACCATCAACAGTTTTAACAGGTTTTTGTGTTATTTTACCTTGGTCAAAATAACTATCAATCAAAGCTAATATGTCATTGTTCCAAAAGTTAATTTCAACACCTTCGTTTGGTTTTTGATAAACGTTTCTAAATGTATAACTCATAATACTATTTATATAACCCCTACTATATGTATTCTATCCAGCATGGAGGCGTTTAATGCTGTGTGATTTTTTGTTGTATCAACTACATGATAATTACCATCTGCAGGATAATGAAAAATTTGTTTATCTATAATTATAAAACAACTTTCATTTGTTTCAATAGGTATGTGTATTCTTTTTGATAAATCTTTATGATAAGTATAACATGTTTTAGGTTTTAAATTCATTACTCTGGTACGATACATTTTTAAATCTGATAAAATACTGTTAATATAAGGCAGATCAAAAATAAATGTGCTAAAATCTGTTTCTTTATATCCCATTTCATATTTTTCATTCCATTTACCCACACCCCAAAATGGATCTAAATTATCTTTGGTACCTTGAAGACAAATTTGTTCATCAAACTTAGGTAATAGCTTTAGTTCACTTTTTATTTTTTCTATATCTAAGGACATACAGTTATCTCTTTGACTCTATGTGGTTGATTTAACACCCAATCTATAATTGAAATACAATAATCAATAGACATTTTTTTACTGTCTATATTAGCACTTCTTGGTGAGTCAAAATAACCAAAGTTAATTATACAAGTGTCAACACCTTCATAATAAAGTTGTTCATTTACATCTCTTAGTGTTTTCTTTTCAATACCATATCTATACATTTCTTTGTGACCTTTTATCCAATCACTTCCTGCAGACCCTATATTGATTATTTTTTTATGAAGTTTTGCAGCCTTATAAAGCAATTCTACTTGTTGAAAACCATCATGCTTACAATTAATGAATATATCACAATTATTTAAGTCATCAACTGTATCATATTTTTCATTTAATACTTTACCAAGGCCTCTACGAGTACCAGTAATATAGAATTTCATATACTTATTTAGACGATAAATATTGACAAATTTATCAAAATGTGTTATAATATATATATGAAAATTGTAAATATAGTGTGTACAAGTAAGCCTGGTGATGGTCTCTTTCATTATAGTTATGAACACTGTTGCTATCTTAACTCAATTGGCATTAAAAGTCAACTAGTAATTTTGACACATCACAAATTTAGTCAACAAGACTATATTAATGCTATTAATGAATGTTATATAAAATACGAAAATGTGGTATTTAACTTTTATACACCTTCATCAAACGATATAACATTAATACTAGGAAGAAGTATGTTGACACTAGCATACTTGAACAAAAGCTCATACACAAATGATCAATTACTTACTTTACATTTGTTGTTTAGTGGTAACCTCATATCTGTATATTCAGAAAATCATCCTAAAGAATATTCAAACGCCGTAGATTATTTTAAACCAAAAAAGATATACGACTTATGCGATTATGATGTTTATCCTAATGGCATAGGAGAACAATTTGAAAAAATAATAAACTTTAGTATTTACAAACCAGTTAAATCAGATATACAATTTAAGTATCTGTTTTTAGGTACAAATGAAATATACTATAGAGAAATAGAAAAACACATAGACAAATATCCAAATCACGGTATTGTAACTTACAATGAAAAGTGGATTAATCCTAAGTTAAATAATCTATTCGTACCTATTAAAAATATATTAGGA